CTGTTGCTTCATCCATTGGGGGTTTGCTCTCGGTAGGGGTGTCGGTCGACGGGGCTGCTTCCTGCTCGTCAACAGAGAAGCGTTTGAAGAATTGGGCCAGTGCGCCAAACAGGTTTTTGGCTTCGTTGTCTGTGCTCATTTCATTGAAATCCAGAGGGGTGCCGGCGCTGAGACGCCCAGGAGCCTTAGGGCGCCGAGCGTTGCGGCTCGGGCCGTTCTGGGCGGTGAAGTAAAGTTCTTGAGTGCCGACGCTCGCGGGCTCATCAGTCACAGCCAGGCCGCCCAGATAGTTGCGGCCGGTGGCGGCGAAATTCGGGCGGATCTCGATGCTGCCAAACAGCTTTTCGCCCAGGTCATTGAGGTGCAGCAGCTTGTCGTTAGGGCGCAGCTTCGCTTCCAGGGCGATCTGGCCAGGCTTCAAATCGGAGGTGTCTTCGGACAAACGCAGTGCATACACGGTGCCGTGTGTGCCGAACTCCCGTTCATGCTCGTACCAGATCGAGGCCGTGTAGAACGCGGGGTCATACGTTTCGGCAAGGTCGATCAATTCCTGGGGATAGATTTCGCGGCCATCGACGGTAGGACCGCTGACAGCAACGCGCTTCCAGGATGAGACAAGGGATCGTGGCATGGGGGAGTGCGGCACTTATCGGGTGGTTGGGGTCTCAAGATAGGGAGGCTCTAACCCGCCAACAAATTGTTTAAATCCTTGCTTGTTCGCTTTATCTATATCGAGGACAAACGCGGATTTTCTCATCACGTTTTCCGATTTTTCGCCGCATAGACTGCGGCAATGCACTATTCAACCGAAGTAAAAGAAGCCGCTAAACGCCTGTTTCTGCGCCGCTACAAGGCCAAGGAAATTCAGGCGCAACTCGGCTTGCCTCACGTCCGTATCGTTTACTACTGGATCCGGCAGGGTAATTGGGACGACATGCTCACAGATGAGGAGCCGCTGACTGCATGCAGCCGGCGAATCACCTTGCTCCTGGAGAACGTCGGCGCCCTGTCCAAGGATGAGCTGAACGAACTGGAGCGGCTCATCACCTTCCGAGAGCGCCTGCAGAAGCAATCGGCCAAGTCAGTGCCGGCGGCAATTCCGGAGGGCGGCAGCGATCAGGCCGAAGATGGCCAGCGCCGCGAGGGAAAGCAGAAGCCGCGCCGTGAGCGGGATGGGAAAAAGCGGGAGAAGAAGGCCAAAAACGACATCGACCATCTGACCGAAGTAGATTTCCTGGACAAGTTCACGTCCAAGCTATTCGGCTATCAGAAAGAACTGTTTGCGGCCAAGCTGAACCCTCTGACCGCGCGGATCCGCAACATTCTCAAGTCGCGCCAGGTTGGTTTGACCTACTACTTCGCCGGCGAAGCGTTTATGGACGCGGTGCTGACCGGCGACAACCAGGTGTTCCTGTCTGCCAGCCGCGCTCAGTCGGAGATCTTCCGCAGTTACATCATCGGCTTTGCAAAGGAATGGTTCGACATCGAGCTGACCGGCGACCCGATCATCCTAAGCAACGGCGCAAAGCTGCAGTTCATGAGCACCAACAGCAGCAGCGCCCAAGGCTACAGCGGCCACGTCTACGTCGATGAATATTTCTGGATCAGGGACTTCCAGAAATTGAACAAGGTGGCGTCGGCCATGGCCACCCATCACAAGTGGCGCAAAACGTATTTCAGCACGCCCAGTGCGGTCTCCCATCCGGCTTATCCATTTTGGACCGGCGAGTCGTTCCGCAATAGCAAGAGGCAGAAGAAAGCTGCCGCTGGCAAGGAATGGCCCACTGACAAGGCTTTTCAGGCAGGCGCACTCTGCCCGGACGGGCAATGGCGCAAGACGATCACCATCGCGGGCGGCTGCGCCCTGTTCAACCTGGAGCAACTGCAGCTGGAGTACGACGATGATTCGTTCGATCAGCTGTTCATGTGCAAGTTTATCGACAGCACCCAGGGCGCGTTCGCGCTTAAAGACCTGGAAAAGTGCTACTCCGACCAGTCGCTGTGGACTGACTACGATCCCGAGGCCGAGCGCCCCTTCGGCAACAGTCCGGTATGGATCGGATACGACCCAAGCCGCACGCGCGACGACGCCAGCTGCGTGGTGGTCGCACCGCCCTTGGAACAAGGCGGCAAATTCCGCATCCTCGAAAAGCACTCTTGGCGCGGGCAGTCGTTCACTTACCAGGCCGAGCAGATCGAGAAGCTCGTCGGTCGGTTCAACGTCCAGCACATCGGCATCGACACCACCGGCATCGGCTACGGCGTATTTGACCTGGTGCGGGTGTTCTTCCCCCGCGTCATGTCGATCCACTACAGCCTGGAAACCAAGAACATTTTGGTCCTCAAGGCCCAGGACACGATCCAGAAAGGCCGGATTGAATGGGACGCCGGCTCAAACGACATCTCGCAGGCCTTCCTGAGCATCAAGCGCGGCACCACAGGCAGCGGCCAAGTCACCTACAGCGCTTCCAGAACCGAGGCGAACGGCCATGCAGACGTCGCCTGGTCGATCATGCACGCGCTGCACTACGAACCACTGAATGTCGGCAGCCGTCGACGCAGCAGATACACACTTACCGGATCCTCTCAGAATGCCCAAGCGCAAAAATCGCCGTCTGACAAAGCCAAATCCTCAGCAGCCAGCCGTTCCGAAGCAGTCCATGCGGATGTTCACGTTCGGCGCGCCCGAGCCGGTGCTGCAGGACAGCCTCGGCCACTACATGGGCGTAACCGCCAGTCACGACGGTCGTCTGTACACGCCTCCAGTGTCCCGTATCGGGCTGGCCAAGCTGCTCAGGGCAAACGCGCACCACGGCGCCATTCCAGGGTTCAAGCGCAACCTGCTGCTGCGTGAGCTAATCCCGTCCTCCGGCATGTCGGAAACCACCATGAGCCACGCTGCTCTGGATTTCATGGTTTTTGGCGAGGCCTATTTCTACGGGGTGCCCAATATGTTCGGGCACATCCTGGAGCTGCAGCACATGCCAGCAATCAACATGCGCGTGCGGCTGGACGGTGGGTTTGTGCGCCTGCTCGATGACGGCAAAGAGGAGGCCTTCGAAGCACACGAGATCGTGCACATCTTCAACTATGACGTGGAACAGAACGTGTACGGGGTCCCGGAATACCTCGGCGGCATCCAGGCGCTGCTGCTCAACGAGGCCGCTACATTGTTCCGCCGGCGCTACTACAACAACGGCGCCCACGCCGGCTACATCTTCTACACCAATGACCCCAACCTAACCGAGGATGACGAGGACGAGCTGCGCTCCCAGATGGCAGCAAGCAAGGGCGTTGGTAACTTCCGCAGCATGTTCGTCAACATCCCAGGCGGTGCGGAGAAGGCCATTCAGATCATTCCCGTGGGGGATTTCCAGGCCAAGGATGAGCTGGAGAAGGTCAAAAACATTACCCGCAACGACATCATCGCGGCGTGGCGCATGAACCCAGCCCTTGCGGGGATAATCCCTGAGAATTCGGGCGGGTTCGGAGACATCGAGAAAATCGACCGTGTGTACACCAGCAACGAGATCCGGCCCATCTGCCAGCTATTCAATAAAGCCAACGAGGCATTGCGAGAAGACCGGCGATTCAGCTGGCGCAAGCTCCCTGAGGCAACCGGAAACACTGGATAAAACACCATGTTTTCGGGGGCAAAAAACTACCAAACGTGGCAAAATGATGCCATGCAAAAAAAGGATTACGGAGGGGTACATGCGCGTCTACTGCACGGTCTGCAATAGCAAAGGAAAAATCCGAACTACCAGGGAACAGACGAAACAGTTTTCCAAGCTGTATTGCCTGTGTCTGAACCCAGAATGCAATCACAGCTGGGTAGCACACCTGACGTTTTCGCACTCGCTAACTGCGCCAGTTCGCACATTGGAAACCCTGCTGCTCGATCAGCTGCGGGATATGCCAGTGTCGCAACAGCAACAGTTGATTGCCCAACTGGGAATACAGCCCCCCGCGCGAACCCCCTTCCCTGTTTGATCTGACTCCCTCCGCTAACATGCCTGCTCCGCAGTCATATTAAGCCGCCCCCCGATTTCGATTGATGACCCTGCAAGTTGCGCGGCGGAACCCGCGCAGCGGCCGGTGGTCCGACAACCTCGCACCCAAAAATCTCAGCAGCGCCGCCCGATCGAGCCCGCGACCTCCGCCAGTGAAGTTTGCAACTCACCTCGGCGCGCCCAATTACCGCTTTGTCGCCCGCTGGATCTCCGGCACTTCGTGCACGGGATCCAGCATGGGTGCAGGGCACTGCCCTGCCGCTGGGCGGGCGCGTAGCCCGCGATCCTCATCAAAAGCTGAGCGCAGCGAACTGAGCCCTTGGGCGAAGGCATCAACTTGTACCCAACACACAGGCCCTGTGGACACATCGAAAGTCTCTTTTTTATACCCGTAGGGGTTACTGAGCGGGGTTTAAAATTCCATTTATTTCAAAGACATCATGGTTAGACCGCGCTAGCGCCGGCGGCGCAGAGAAATGACGTTAGAAAACAGGCGCGAACGTGGCAGTTTGCCTGTACGGCGATATGCGCCAGCACGGATGGTATGGATCGAGGAGGTTTTTTCGGTGGCCAGGCGTGACCTGGCCTCGCGAGAGTCGCGATTATTGCGGAGGGGTGTTGTCTTTCTTGACCTGGACACTGCGCAGTAGCTGCGCCAGCTGGCTGTCCACGGTCACGACAGGGGGTTTGTCGGGCTCGTATGGAGGCTTTGTGCCGCCGTGGCCATGTCTACCCGGAATCATTTCATCCGCCTGTCCATGCGCTTCTGCGGCCTTGCGTGCCTCGCTCTTTTGCCAGTTGCTACGGGACTCAAGCCGGCGCAACTCTTCCAGGGATGCTTTTTCCTGGCGTGCTGTGCGCAGGGCGCTGATATCGCGAAGGGCCTTCTCCCTCTTCTTGATCGCGGCCTTCTTGGCTCGATACCAGAGATAGCTCAGGCCCAAATCCGCGAAGAACTGTTCCGTGAAGCGGACCAGGACACGAGTACGCACCAGGTTGAGCCCCTTGGCGTCCTCTTCATCCAGCCGCACTTTCTCAATGCGCCGGTAGGCATAACCAGCCTGCTCAAGGCCGTGCATCAAGCGGTTAAAGGACGCGGGCGACATACCGCTGTCCTCTGCGATATTGCACTGTGTGCTGAGGCAATATCGCCCCTCCTCGACCTCCAACCACCCCAGAACACCAGTGGCCAGGTCCAGCCGAAGCAGTATCTGCTCGGATGACTTGGCCAGCGCTGCAAACTTCTCGGAACGGGTCCGGCGGCCCCCGTGAATGGTGTCCAGCTCGCGCAGGTATGTGCCACGCAGATCGCCCCCCATACGGCTTAACCGGTTGAAAGCCTGGCGCAGCAAAGGGTTTTTCAGTTGATCCGCAGTTAGATGACGCTTTTCCTTGTATCGCGCTGGACGGGCAGGAGCACGCAGGGCCGCATGAGGGGTTTTCTTGTCACGATGAACGGCCGCAGGTCGGCCCTTCTTGGGGCTGCCCGTGCGGCCGTTTGCCGATCGCGAGAGGATGTCCTTGTCCAGGGAAGTCACAGAGGCTAGTTCACCCGGGACAAGTGGGGCTTTTGGGGCTGCTCGAGCAGAACATTCTCGGCGCGCGAGCGGAGTTCGCAGCAGCGTGCTTCGACCGATCGGAGCTTATCGACGAAACCAGGTAGCTTGTCGACGTCCTGGAAGTCGATGTGACCGTCTGCAAGGATCTCGCTGCCCAGGGCAACAGTGTCGCCCAGCCGCGCCACAAGCTGACCGAACGCACCCAGCGGGTTGCCTTCACTATCCTGCTCGCGCGCACCAGTCAGGCCGTGACGGCTGGCCAGTTCATTGATGCAATCGTCTTTGAAGTCGCCCTCAAGAGCGTCTACCCACGCCTCCTCGAGCCAGCACGGCAGATCTACCTCACCGTTGAGCCAGCGGCCAACGCGGCGCAACCAGGCCCCTGATGCTCTCAGAAACGCTGCCGCGTCGTTGCTTTTGGCCAATTCGTCGAAATCGGGCACGTCCTTGCTCACAGCCTTGTCCGGAACGATCCGGTGCAGGTTGCTGCTCAGCAACTGGGCAAAGTCGTCCTGACTGAAACCGGTGCGCGCGATCATCTCAACGGCATGGGCCACCAGCACCTGGTCACGGGACGTGGACATCTGTCCTGGTTTGGACGTGTTCATAGAAGCTTCTGCCCCATAACCTGCAAGTCCCCAGCAGTGGTCTCCCCCTCTAACTTGGGGGTTGGCAGGGATTTATGGGATGGAAACGAGCGCAGTTCTTGAGCTGTGTAGGAGCCATCATCATGTACCGACACGATGATCTGCCGACCCAACCTAATTGCCTTATGCACGGCTGCGGGAGTAACCCCGAAGGCTTCCGCAACCGCTGCCTGCCCAATCTGGGCGGCTAATTCGGACAATGAGATTTGGTTCATAGCAAGGCATCTCTGAGTAGATGCCGGAATGTTAACCTGAGGTATCGTAAGTCACAACAAAAAAGATACCCAAGGTATTTTTAATTTTCGCCAATAAAGAAACCTGAGGTATCCCAAGAGCGACAAACAACGATCCCGCAGGTAAATAAATAAAATTTACCTCCGGTTTATCATTGCCCCCTATGAATAAAAAGCCACCACTTCCCCCCGAGCTTTTCGATGAGTGCAAAGCTGCCAATGAGCTTTACCTCTCGAAAAAAAAAGAACTCAACCTAAACAAGCGAAAGATTGCCGATGAGATCGGCATGAGTCCTGCTGCAGTGGCTCATTATTTGAGTGGCATCAACGCTCTGAACATCAAATTCGCATCTGCCTTAGCAAGGCTTTTGGGGGAACCCGTTGAAAAATTCAGCCCACGTCTAGCGGCCGAAATTTCAGGGTTTGCGGCGACCACTGGGCACTCCAACGTCAGCCCAATGCGGCAGCCGCACCGCGAGGCGAGGGAATATCCTTTAATCTCCTGGGTAGCTGCCGGAGAGGGCATCGAGTCGGCTGAGTACTACCCCACCGGTATCGCTGATGAATGGTTGAGCTCCACCGAGAACGCTGGCCCACGCGGCTACTGGCTCAAGGTTAAGGGCAAATCGATGACAGCGGACACACCGCCCAGTTTCCCCGAGGGCACCCCAATTTTGATCCAGCCCGAGGGCTTCGACCTCATCAGCGGCAAGTTCTACATCGCCCGTCAACCCAACAGCGGCGAACGTACCTTCAAGCAATATGTCCAGGACGCTGGTGTCGGCTATCTGGTACCTCTCAACCCCGAATACCAGACCGTTCCCCTGGACGGCACTTGGGAAATCATCGGCCGTGCGATCGACGCCAAAATAACCGGTATGTAATCCTCCTCTCTACAAGGAACGTGAGTAATGTCTGACCTGCACGACGAGTTCAAAAACAGCCGTTTCTTCAACGCTGACCGCATAGATCGCCGTGGCGCTGACGTGCTCGCTGGTCTGGCCGCAGGCATCGCCGCTGACGGCGTAGTCACCATCGATGAGGCCAAGTTCTTGCGCCAGTGGATCGACACCCAGCTGGCCCACCTGGACGATCCGGTGATCAATTTGCTGTACCAACGCATCAGCTTGATGCTTCAAGACGGTGAGCTCGATGCCGAGGAGTCCGCAGAGCTGCTTGATACTCTTCGTGGCTTCGCCGGTCTCAGCGTTTCCGGCACCTCAACCAAAGCCTATAGTGCCCCCAACCCGCTGCCCCTCAATCGCCCAGAGCCCGACATCGTCTGCGAGGGCCGTGTGTTCGTCTTCACCGGCACTATGGCCTTTGGTCCACGCAAAGAGTGCGAGCGCCTGGTGCGCGAACGCGGTGCAAACATCGGTGCCGGCGTTAGCAGGAAAATCGACTACCTGGTCGTCGGCAGTATCGGCAATGAGCAGTGGCTGCACAGCAGCTACGGCACCAAAATTCTCCGCGCGGTAGAACTTCGCGAGGGAGGCATGCCCATTGCGATCATTGGGGAGCAGCATTGGCAGCGTTCGCTTTTAGGGTAACCCCATTCACGGCGCAGTCGCTGTGCGTGACGGCGGGGTGACTAGAAGATCGAAAGCGTGACGGTCACGCTTGAC